ACCACACCTCCGTATCCTGTGTCGTCACTGCTATAGTGGCATAGGATCGATCCTTTGGATCTTCTGTTCAAGTGGTGTCCGGCTCGGCGCCGGGCACCACGCAGAGAGCGTGATCGGAAAGGATAAACATGGAAATGATTAAGTATTATGCCAAGGAAGTTGTGAAAAACAAAGACGGTCACAAATACTGGGAAGCCAGCAATTCGCAGCTGGCCGGGTATGTCTATGATGAAGTGAAGCAGTCAGTGCCAGAGGCTAAATATTATAACTTTGAAGGCTTGCAGATTATTACGACGAATGACAAGCAGGAGCAGTCATTGCTGAGCACACTGGAAGTGATGGAGGACCTTTGCAATGAAAGGATAATCCAGATACATAGACTGAGAGATCAGATATATGGAGGGGATGCGGATGTATAAAGATATTATGATATCACTCCTCGGAGCGTGGATTTTGAGGGATGCTTTTGGGACAACAGAAGTAAGAGAGCAGACCGCCATTGTCATGGGCTTGGCGGCAGTGCTTTTTATTTTTTTGCTTTTTTTGGAAAATCAAGTGGAAAAATGGCGGGAATACCGCCAGCGAGTACGGGATCTGGAGCAGAGGCTAGGGCAACTGAGAGGAGGCGGGAAGTGTGAAAGACGAGAGAGTACAGGAGATTATGGAAAGACTGGAGCAGACACCGTCACAGCCGTTGATGATGCTGGTTGACCACGAGGCACAGGAAGTTTTTCCGTATGTTCTCCGAAAGTATCAGGACGCACATCTGGTCATGATGAAGGGCATCCGGTATATCACAATCACCGATGATGCCATCCGGGTCATACTGGACCGCCTGCAGCGTGAGAGAGCAGATTTTAAACGCACGGTGGAGTACTACGACAGGGAGATCCAGGGCGTGGAGTACCTGCTGACAGGCAAAAAGCGGTACTACTGGTCACCGGATAATTACATAGTAGAGCCTGTCTACGCAGAGCAATAAAAAAGCCGGCATTTGGCGATGCCGGCCAGCTCACAGAGCTACTTATATAGACAAAATAATTGTAACTCTGTGGACTAAAAAAGTCAAGAAAAAATGGGGCTTTTGGAAGCCCCTGCGCACTTGATAAAGATATTAAAGTTAGGATACAGAGTATGGTTAAGAGAAAGAAAATAAGGCTAAGGCATGGGGATGTACTGGATGTGGAAGAGTACCATGACGGCACCTATGGATCCCCTGGAAAAAGCAGACAGAAGAAGGAGAAGCCAACCAAGGAACAGGTGAGGCTGATCAACCGGAGAAATAAGGCAAGGCTGTGCCGGTGGAGACTGATACAGTACTTTGACCAGGGAGACCTGTTTATCACATGGACCTATGAGGTGGGAAACCGTCCGCCAGATATGGCAGGGGCATTGAAGGACTTTCAGAAGGCAATGAGTAAGATCCGGAAGATCTACCGGGCAAGAGGAGCACCGCTCTACTGGATCCGCAACATCGAACGCGGTACCAAGGGAGCCTGGCATATCCATCTTGCAATCAAGCAGACACCGGAGGGAGATGCAGCGGCTATCGTAACCAAGGCATGGACAAAGGGTGGCACCTACGTGGCGGAGATCCGACACAGCAAGTTTACCGGCGACGATATGGAGCAGCTTGCAGACTACCTGACCAAGGATGAGCACACAGCGGAGACCAAGTCAGACGGCACACCGGGCAAGCCCAGGATTGCGGAGTCCTCCTATAATACCAGCCGCAATATGCCCCTGCCGGAGCCCAAAGAGGACAAGCTGGTCCGGTGGAAACCGGAGGTCAAACCGCCCAAGGGATATTACATAGCCCGGATCCATGAGGGAATCAATCCGGTCACAGGATTTTTGTACCGGAGCTACACGTTGATCAGGTTAAAAACACAGGAGCGGAAGAAACCGCCGAACAGGGTAAGGAGGTGTTGATAAATTGGAAAATGAATTGAAAGTAGTGGATATCTTTATAGGCACGACTCTCCGGGGATCTGCGAAGGGCTCCGGCCGGGCAATGTACATCATGAGGACAAAGCGAAAGAACGGCAGCGACTATGAAGCAGCTCCGCAGATCGTAGAGTATGACAATACCACGGAGAGCGAGTCCGTCCTGCGTGCCATCCGGGATGCCCTGCAGCGTCTCCATTATGCCTGCACCGTAGTGATCCATACAGAGTGCAGCAACGTGGCAGCAGCCATCACACAGCACTGGCCGGAGAAGTGGCAGCGGGACGGATGGAAGAGCGCCAAAGGTAATCCGGTAAAAAATGCGGTCTTATGGGAAATGCTCCTGCAGGACGTGGAAGAGGGTGGTCATATCCTGCTGGCGGAAGGTGAGAAACATGAGTATGCCGAGTGGATGCGCTTTAACATGCCGCTGAAACGGGCATTAAAAGACATATTTGCAGAAGTGCCGAAAAACTAACAGCATGAGTAGGTGACCTGTGTTGAAGACCATTTTGTTGACGTCAACAAAATATGAAAAATATAACAATTTGACAGAACTGTGACAAATTATCACGGTTTGAGACGAAACGTACGAAAAAATCGTACAGTTGCACCGGTGCAACCGGGAAAGGAGACGGAGATGGAGAAATTTAAAACGGTAAAAGAATTGAACATAGTGGCAGCAGTCATGAAGATTGACAGAAATCTGACAGGACTGATAGAACTTGCTGAAAAGTACGGGCTGGAAAAGGAAGATGCCGAGGATTACATGGACAGTGACGACCCGGAAGACTGCCTCTGCAATGCGACGATGGCCGCCATTGCCAAGCTGAAGCTGGAAGAACAGGATCTGCATCTCGAAAGCCAATTAAAGGATTGGAAGGACTTTATCGTGCAGATGCTGACAGACTATCCGGTGGGCCATGATGGTGAAGACAGAGATACACTGGCCAATGCTGTATTTAACCCGGACAAGAAGCTGTTGGACGTGCTGGCCGCCGGGCTGAAGCTGTCATCCGAGAACCGTATAGAGGTAGACAAGCGGATCATACAGGCAGCAAGACTCCCTGAGAGTGCCGCCTTTATAGGTATGTGTGGGCGGGATGATTTAAAAAAGATCATACTGGACTACTATATGGGAAAGCAGGTGTGAAATGCGTGCATATAAAGGATTCCATAAGGACCTGAACTGTACGATGGGAAAAGGCGTGTTCTATTACGAACCTGGGAAATGGTACAGCGAGCAGGAGGCGAGATGTGCTGATACCGGCTTTCATGCTACAGACAATCCTCTGGAAGTATTGAGATGGTATTCCGGTGAGGATGACAGATATTTTGCCGTGGAACTGCGGGGAAATATAGACGAGGACGGATACGGCAGCAGGATTGCGGCACCGGAGATTATGCTGGTAAAAGAACTTACGATAGATGACCTGTATCGTCTGGGAGTGTTGTGGATGTCAAAACATCCGAAATCAGAACTGGCAGCAGCCGTAATGGTGGAGAGCGGGGAGGCATACAGAAATGGAAATGTTATCGTCAGGGGAAAAAATCCGAGAGCACGTGGGAAAGCAGGGGATAACCTTTACATTGTCAGGGACGACGGCGACGGGGACATCGTGGAAATCGGTGCTTTTAAGGTAGACGGGATAAAGATCCTGCCGGATGTGTATTATGACGCAAAAGGGAGGCGGGTAAATGAGAAAAAGTGAACTGGAGAAGCTGAGGACACTGAATGCCACTCCGGCCATGATCCGGGCATTGCAGGAGCCGGGGACGAAGAGGCATTACAGTGGAAAGATTAACGAGGAAAAGTATCATCTTGCGGCCAGATGCCAACAGCTGGGAGGATATCTGAAAGTATCTATCTGCACCCGGGAAGATATCAGCAAAAAAGTGTATACACCGAAGTGGGATATCTTCATCAACTACGAGGGTGATGAGTATATCACAAGGGAGAGGCAGACGGACGGAGCCTACAAATGGCGAAAGGCCTATGGGTACAATCTGGAAGGAAGCAACTGGTACAATAAAAAATGGGATGAGTATGTATATATTTCTCCAGAAGGTAGCAGACAGATACAGAAGCTCCTTGGAACAAAAGAAAAAGGATTTGTTGGTATTTGCAAGTGGCAGGAAGGATGTAAAAAGCGCAATGAGGATAAAAAAATAAAGAAGCTGACGGATCAGTGGGATAAGGACATGGAGCCGATAAAAGACCCTCCGAAGGGTTTCGAAGATTGGTGGCACCGTAATGGCTTTGATGGGAAAAATTATATCTTTTATAGATCGGCACGCTCAACAGAAGGATACTGCACGTCCTGTATTGGCAAGGTAAAACTGCCGGGAAAACCGAAGCATAACGCAGAAGGAAGATGCCCAGTATGCAGAAAAAAGGTCATGTACATATCCCGGGCAAAGAAAACGCAATGTCTTTGTACAGGGGAATATGAGGTGTCCTGCATCCAGAGATACAAAGAGGGGCTGGTACAGAGAGATTTTGCGGTGTACAGATATGACTACAAAGATGACTGGGCTGTCAACAGATCTGATTATGGTATCCGTGAGTATCGTAGGACCATTGTTACAGAAAAGGGGTGGGGGACATACATCTACACGGATTACCGCAGGAGGGGAATGCGCTGGGCACTGGACCGGGATGCATGGATTGGAAAATACCGCGAAATCATGTATCGGAAAAACTTTAGCCAGATATTTAAGAAATATCATACAGCATATCCGATTGCTGTGAAGCATGGTTATACGGAGGCAGGCTTAAGGTATTTCCTGAGACAGGAGCACCGTTATCCTGCCATTGAGATGGCTTACAAGGCGGGCCTGTACAGGCTGGCAAAGGATATGGCAAACGACAGTTGGTTACAGCTGGATGAAATACTGGACAATAAAGCGTCCGGCGGACTTGCAAAGATACTTAAAATAGATAACGCCCGGATGAAGCGCTTGAAAAACATGGATGGCAACATGGAAATGCTTATCTGGATGCAGAAAGAAAAGGAGATGAATACGATACTGCGTGACTGCGATATAAAGACTCTTTCCGAAGCAGACATCAGCCCGAAAGAACTGGAAGGATCCACAATCAGAAAATATCTGACCATTGAAAAAATATGTAACTACCTGAACAAACAGGCAGGGCTGAGATCGTTAAGAGGCCGCGAATTAAAAACGGCAGTATGGAGAGACTGGAACGACTACGTGAACATGATGGCCAAACTGAAGATGGACTGTAGCAGGGAACTCCTGCTGAAACCGAAAGACCTTGCCATTGCACATAACGAGTTAGTGGACAAGATATCCATGCTGGATTCCTCAGAGGAAATTGCAAAAAAGAAAAGAGATTTCCCGCGGGCACAGGAGCTCATGGAATCTGGAGAATTGAAGAAATACGAGTATGATAACGGCACTTACTGCATCGTGGCACCCAGAAGTATCGATGATATCTACTGGGAGGGAATCGTGTTAAAACACTGCATCCACACCTGTGATATTTACTTCCAGAGGATCAACATCAGAGAAACCTATCTGCTCTTCCTCCGGCACAGCGCAGAACCGGATACTCCCTGGTACACGGTGGAGATTGAGCCGGGAGGAAACATCCGACAGAAAAAGTCTGTACTGAATGAGGCATATAAGGATTTGGATGATGCAATGCCGTTTCTGCAGGAGTGGCAGCAGTGGGTGAAAAAAAACCTATCCGAAGAGGATAAGAAGCTGGCAGCGAAGAGCGACAAGGCCCGCAGGGAAGGTTATAAGAAACTGCGGGAAGAGAAAAAGATAATATTGCACGGGAGCCTGCAGGGGGCACTGCTTGCGGATGCTCTGGAGAGTGACTTTATGGAGGTAATCTGATGGAAGAAATCATGAGTTATGAAGAAAGATACAGGAAATATAAGCAGGAGCTGGACGGAGCATTTACCCAGGCAGCAGAAAAATTTGTGTTGATCGGCTACCTGCTGAGAGAGGCGGCAGAAACGGACATTTTAAGATCCAGCGGATATAAAAACATGGAGGAATTTGCCTATGCAGAGTATGGCGTGGATCCATCCCAGGCAAACCGGTTTATCAATATTAACAGGCGATTTTCTGAAGGCGGTAATTCAAAGCAGCTGAAACAGCAGTACAGAGGTATTGGAAGTTCCAAGCTGGCCGTCATGCTGACCATCCCGGATGAAATCAATGAGGTTTTGCCTAAAAACTTGACCAAAGAAGAACTTAAGGAAATCCAGGCAGAAGTAAAGGCTGAAAATCAGGTATCTGACATTGAGGTGGAGATTGAGAAGGCAGAGGCAGCAGCCGTAACGGACAAGCCCATGCTTCCACCGGAGGGATCACCACTGGAAAGAAATCTATGGCAGCTGGGTAAGGAACAGGAAGAGCTCTTCAGGAAGCTGTGGATGGTATGCTTTATGGAAACAGCAAGTGGAAACAGAAATAATGCAGAGATCATGGATGTACTGATTCCACAGGGAGACGCAGTGTATACCGTCCGGATCCCGGGAGAGCGTAGGACGCAGATCATTGTAAATTCCGAAGGTGCTGCGGTAGTCAACCTGAAGACGCTGGAACGAAATAAATACACAGAAGATCAGATCTGCCTTGCAGTGCGGTCGCTCATAGATGGAGGCAGCAGTCCTGAGGAGCAGTACAAAATGCTATATGGCGAAGACTTAACACCGGAAGAACCGGAAGTTGCACCGGTGCAACAGGATGAGCCCAAGAAAGAGAAAAAACCGGAAAAGCGTAAGGAATCCCGTGTGACCAAGGCAAACACCGAAAAGAAAAAGCCCAAGGAACCGGAAAGGAAGCCGGAGCAGATGACCATCCCGGGAGCCGCACCGGATCCGGCACAGAATGAGCCGGAAACACAGGCAAATGACTCGTCTTACCGGGAAACTGACGCGGATAATCAGAATACCGACACCATGGAATCGGAAGAGCAGGTACCGGGACAGACAGACCTTGAAAATGACTTTCCGCAATATTGCCCGGATGCAGACCAAAGGACTGCTTATCTCCAGTCCATCCGTGGAGCAGTGGATAATCTGGTACGTTACGCAGAGATGGATCTGATCAGCGCGGCGCGAGTGCAGGTGAAAGATATCTCCGAATACTTGGACAAGCTGGAAGAACTCATAAAGGAGGCGGATAGCAATGCCGAAGCGGTCGAAGCAGGCGAGAGCACGGGAGTTTAATGAGGCATCCCGCAAGATCATTAAGGAGCGTGACCTATACCAGTGCATTTTTTGCCATATGGAATATCATATGGAGGATGTCACCTGGTACGGACAGCAGCTGCAGAGCATCATGCACTACATACCGCGCTCCCGGGGTGGTCTCGGGATCCCGCAGAATGGTGCATTGGGCTGCCAGAGTCACCATGAGATGCTGGATAACGGAAACAAGGGCAGACGGGAGGAGATGCTGCAACTCTTCCGAGCGTATTTGCAGGACCATTATCCGGACTGGAGCGAGGATGCCCTGACCTATAACAAGTGGGGATGATGTATATACAAATTTGTATATACACGAAAGGAGCGCAGAGATGAAAAGCAGAACAATAAGCAAGATCATCCGGATGACGCCGGAGGAAAAGCGGCGACTGGAATACTGCGCCGAAAAAATGGCAAAGACCGAGACAGAGATCCTGATTGCAGGAGTGAATAATTACTATGCTGCCGTACAGAAAGCACTGGCAGCCCAGAAAAATCAATAAGCCTTTTGGATAAAGTGAATCACAATAGACACTGTAAACGAAGCCACGGGGCGGCCGCTGATACCAAGAGGCAGCAGTCGTCCAGGAAGGAGACTACAATGCAGGAGTATAAGGACTGGGACGGCAATCTTCTGCTGGATCCTGCGCCGCGCATCCATAATGTACATATAGGCACTATCATCAAAACAGAACACAAGATCATCGAGGAGCCGCTGGAGACCCGCGGACGGGGACGACACCGATTTATCAGCGAGACCAGGGAATACGAGGTAATAGCGGTTTATCCGCATATGGTCCAGACCAGAGATTGCAAGACAGGCTTTACAAGGTGTTTCTCCTACGGTGAACTCACAACAATGGGACTGCAATGGCAGGGAAAGGAGATGCCAAAATGATAAAAATGGTTGAATTTGATGAAGGAGTATGGGTGCCGGAAGAATGCTGTACAATGACGAATCCACTTACAAGCGGAGGAGAAAGTATCCCGGATGATGTAGAGATGCCGTGTGAGGGATCAGAGTCATGTACAGGTTGTGGTAATTGCATAATCCAAATAATTATGAACGAATATGCGTTGTACACAGGACAAGTGACGGATCAGGTTGCTGGACTTATGGATATTACTCCAATTAGCGACGCAATAGAAGAATTGAATAGCTTTCCTGTAGAGGATGCAACTTATGCTGCCGCACAAATGGGAATAAAGGCGCTTAAGAAGCAGATTCCCATGAAAGTCTGCGAGATCCATGTGGACGAATACATCTGTCCAAACTGCTTGGAAGAAAACGGATGCAATGACGCAGAAGTGAGCGATGAATACTGTCCGAAATGCGGACAGAGGTTAATAAGCTAACTTAGAATTTATTTAGTGGAGGTAGAAAAAATGTATAAAGCAACAAATATTGATACGGACAAGGCTCTCAAAGCAATCAATGATTCAAGAGCAATACAGGAAAGAGCATCACAGCTTAGATCGGAAAAAGAAAGATCTTACATGGAGGGACTGAACAAAGGACTTGATATTGCTGAAAGTCTTTTTGAATGTTCAAATTATGAGAAATCGGCGCAGGAGGCAACTTATACAGATGGTGTCTGCGAGGTACTCTATGAACTTGGAAAAGAACTTGATATACCAACTCAGGATTTAAGAGATAATATTGCATCGGTAGATGAAGCCTGCGCTCTGTTTGCAGACAGGATTCGGGAAGCAATAGCAAGAGATAAGGATCAGTAAACTGAAAGTTAGTGAAGGAGAGCGGAAATGTGTGATTTTTGCGAGAAGTATGCAAATGTAAGCGGCAAACATGGAACTATTAGGCTGGGAGCAGAAAATTATATGCTCTTTGCCAATAGTGAAAACGAGCCGATGGGAGCAATAAAAATAAAAATCTGCCCGCTGTGCGGCAGAGAATTGACGGCCGATGGGATAGTTAGTGAAGGAGTGATAGAAAAAGAGTAATAAGTATCATACACAATTTTAGAGCCAACTGCAGAGGAGCCTGCAATCGTAACCAATAAAACAGCGGTAGACCATCCAACCAAAGATATCATCTACCGCTCAACTGCTTAAGGACATCATACCATAATGTGATACCTTAGGCAATGCGAAAGAGGTGCGAGTATGACCAAAAATGACCTGATCAATGATATTGCCTATGAATTACGAGATACCATGACACGAGAGCAGATCGACCGCATGAAGATTACGCTTTACGTAAAATTGCAGGACTTTGAGCTGGCAGAGATCAAACAGCTGCCTATGACTATTGAGCATGACAATGAGTGGTTAATGCAGAGGTACTGCGTGGACATGGTGGCAGCAGGACTCCATGCAGGCACGATCAAGAGCTACATCGGAGTCATTAAAACGTTTTTTGATTTTGTTGGAAGAAATTATAAATATGTGACAGCACAGGATATCACAGATTACCTTGCTATCAGGAGTTACCGGGATCATATCAGCCAAAATTATAAGTCCACCATATACCGGTATCTCTGCACGTTCTTCGGCTGGGCATTCCGCAAACAGCACATCAAGAATAATATCATTGATGGCGTTGATCGTGTTAAGCAGGTGAAAAAGAAAAAGGTTCGCCTGACGGATGAGGAAGTGGAAACTATCCGTTATGCATTGCAGACACCCAAGGAAAAGGCTTTGTTTGAATTGATGATCTGTACCGGCATGCGTGTAGGTGAAATCTCTTACCTCAACGTGTCAGATATTGATCTGACAAATAAGCAGGTATCAATTTACGCAGAAAAAACGGACACATATCGCACAGGAATGCTCACTCCGGTAGCTGTGATGGCGCTGAGGAATTATATTGGGGACAGGCCTGGGACGGATCCGTTATTTTTGGCAGACAGAGCACCGTATAACCGGATGCACACCTACGGAATCGAAAAGCTGGCTAAAGAAATGGCTCTGCGTGGAGGAGTAACCAGGATAACAGCCACCGTGCATGTGTACCGTAAGACCTTTGCATCCGTCCTTTATCGTAAGACAGGAGATGTTCTGTTGGTGAGTAAATTACTAGGCCATGCAAAGCCTGATATGACAGTACAGTATTATCTAATTGATGATATAGAGGAAATGCAGCACAAGTATAACAGAGTAGCATAGTAACAGCACCGGAAGTTGCACCGGTGCAACAGAAAGGAGAAAGCATCGATGCAGAGAATTAACAGAGCAAGCTGGAGGATTATCGAAACTATATTATTACGGTATCCCCAGCGAAAGAAAGAGTATGAGGAGTACATATCGGACATTATGGCATCACCGGCGGGAGGCAGCAGTCGTCCGTTGGACCCCGTCAGGGAAATGGACAAGGCACAATCTGTCACAGAAGCAAAGGCCCTGAAGATGACCTCGGTGTATCATGATAGGATCAAAAAAGAGATAGAGGCGGTGGAATTTGCCTATAATTCTCTCAAACAGGAGGAACAGAGAGTAATCCGGATCAGATACTGGAGCAAGGGCCTCAGAGCACCGATCCCGTACCTTAAGATTGGTGGGGCATCATACAGTGAGCGACAGATGAAACGGATCGTGTTCAAGACAATTGAACAGATTGGTAGGTACATTGGAGAGTTAAAGTAAAAGATGGCATGATTTCGCATGTCAAATGTGATAATATAGTATCGTGATAAATTAGTGACAGGGCAATGCAGATAGCTGCGTTGCCTTTTTTCGTGGAGTTGCACCGGTGCAACTATAGAGAGATGGTGAGCGGATGGCAAAAGGCAAATATAAATATTGGCTGACACCGGAAGGCTTACTAAAGCTGGAAGGATGGACAAGGGATGGACTAACAGAAGAGCAGATTGCTGGTAATATGGGAATCTCCAGGTCTACATTAAATGAATGGAAAAAATTGTATCCGGACATTTCGGACACCCTAAAAAGGGGAAAGGAAGTTGTGGACCTGCAAGTAGAAAATGCGCTCTTGAAAAGGGCACTGGGATATCGGTATACAGAAGACAAATATGTAAGCGTTCCGATGGAGCAGGAAGAATATAGTCAAAAGCTATTTGAATATATGAATCGCTACAAACTGGAGCATCCGGAGGCAACAGATGATGAGCTGATGCTTGTAAGAGAGAAGTTTCCAAAAACAAAAGAAATGCTTGTGGAACGAAAAGTAAAAGAAGTAGAGCCGGATACCACAGCCCAGATATTCTGGTTGAAGAACCGAAAACCGGATAAATGGAGAGATAAACAGGATGTCCAGATCTCCGGAGAACTCAAGTCCGAACAGAGTAAACTGGATGACCTGATCAGACAGATGCGTGGTGATGGGTAATGAGCGCAAGTAAGCTCCTGTTGTCAGAGAAATACAAAGCATTCCTGAAATGTGATGCTCCGGTGGAATTTCTGGAAGGAACCACGGCAGCAGGTAAGACGACGGTAGGAATCTTCAAGTTTATGCTTAAGGTGGCAGAAAGCCCAAAGAAGCTTCACATCATTGCTGCGGATGACACCGGAACTGCTGAGAAGAACATCATCAACAAAGACCTTGGTATACTGGATGATTTTGGCATTCTGGTGGAATATAACGGCAGTGGAACCAAAGACGATAAGATTCCACATCTGATTCTGCATACTGGCAGGGGAGATAAAGTCATTTATGTGCTGGGCTACGGCAACAAGAGAAAGTGGAAGAAGGCCCTGGGTGGACAATATGGCTGTCTGTACATAGATGAAGTAAATACCGCAGACATAGATTTTGTCAGAGAAGCATCCATGAGATGTGATTATCTGATGGCAACACTAAACCCAGACGATCCGGGACTGCCGGTGTACAAAGAATATATCAACTGTGCACGTCCTCTTCCGGAATGGAAGGATGAGACACCACAGGAAATCATAGAGGAACTGAAAGAAGAGCCAAAGGACGGATGGATCCATTGGTTCTTTTCTTTTAAAGACAATGCAGGCCTTCCACCGGATAAACTGCAGATGATCCTGCAAAACACACCGAAGGGAACAAAGATCTGGAAAAATAAGATCCAGGGTCTCCGCGGAAAAGCGACAGGGTTGGTATTCTCCAACTTTGTCAGAAAGAAACATGTTGTTACTGCTGCATGGGTGAAGAAACAGATTGCAGATGGGAAGATCCGTTTCAGGAAGTTTACGGCCGGACTGGATACATCATATTCCTCAAAATCTCCGGATACCATTGCAATGATCTTCCAGGGCATTACGGATGACCGCAAGCTGATCACACTGGCTGAAATGGTGTATAGCAATGCTGATCTCAGTGTGCCGTTGGCACCATCTGACACAACGGTAAAGTTTATAGCTTTTCTGGATAGATGCAGATCGGAATGGGGATTTGCAAAAGAATCCTTTGTTGACTGCGCGGATGCGGCGACAATAACAGAACTTCGGAAGTATAAGCGCCTGCATGGGTGCCTTTACAATTTCATTGAGTCCTACAAAAAGGTAACAATACTGGATCGTATCAATTTACAGCTGGGATGGATCCAGCAGGACTGCTATCTGGTAGTTGAGGATTGCACAAACCATATCTCAGAATTGGAACGCTATTCATGGGACGAGGAAGAGGATGTCCCGGTACCGGAGGATAAGAACGACCATACGATCAATGCAAACCAGTACGGATGGATTCCATACCGGAATATGATTGGATTCGAGGAGGATAAACAGAGGTGAACCTGATGGAAAAGATAAATGAGAATATCAAAAGAGGTATACGGAGCTGGCTGAATGTTTCTCCGGCGAATCCTTATGTGTTCAATATCAATGAGATGATGGACTTCGAGGGGAATGCGATCCGAAACCGCATCTGGTATCGTGGTGACAGCAACGAACTGGAGCAGTTCTATGAGCAGAATGCAGAATATGCAGATAAATATAAATTCTGGTCCAGCAAGAGTACACCGGGGATGGAAATGCGCAAGATCCACACAGGTGTTCCGGCGCTTACGGTGAGAACTCTGGCAGCAGTAGTCCTTCCAGATATGGGGGAATTTGAATTTTCCTCAGAGAACGAAATGCAGAAACAGATATGGAAAGACATTGCAAAGCCTGAGAATAATAACTTTGCCGATAAGGTAGAGGATGCAATCAAAGAAGCACTGTATATCGGAGACGGGGCTTTTAAAGTGTCCATTGATACAGAAGTCAGTGAGTATCCGATTTTAGAATGGTATGCCGGGGATCGTGTCGAAATCATACGGAAAAAGGACAAGGTCCGGGAAGTGATATTTAAGACACCATACAGCGGAGGAGGAAAGACATATGTGCTCAATGAGGTATATGGATATGGGTATGTAAAGAACGAACTGTATCTGGATAACAGACAGGTTCCGCTGACTACACTACAGATAACCAATTCACTGGAAGATGTGACCTTCGATAAAAGCGTTATGCTGGCGGTGCCTATGATGTTCTATAAGTCGGCAAAATATGAAGGACGTGGCGGAAGTATCTTTGACGGAAAGGTGGACAGCTATGATGCGCTGGATGAAGTATGGAGCCAGTGGATGGATGCGCTGAGAGCAGGAAGAGCCAAAACATATATTCCGGACTGTCTGGTTCCGAGGGATCCGGAAACAGGAGCTGCGATAACACCGAATCCGTTCGATAACAGATATTTTGCAGCAGAAGGAGACCAGCGCGAAGGGCAGAAAAACGTAATCAGTACAGACCAGCCGAGCATTCCTCATGACAGCTATCAGGCTTCCTACTGTACGGCACTGGACCTTTGCCTGCAGGGGATCATCAGTCCTTCTACACTGGGGATTGATGTAAAAAAACTGGATAATGCAGAAGCGCAGCGTGAAAAGGAAAAAACAACGCTGTACACAAGAAACATTATCGTGGAAACTCTTCAGACAGTATTGCCACAGGTAGTATCCATGTGTATCAACGCATATCACCTGATGAAGAATGAGGCAGTGGAAAGTGTAGAGGTAAATCTCCCATTTGGAGAATATGCCAATCCTTCATTTGAATCTCAGGTGGAAACAGTTGGTAAGGCAAAGCAGAGCGGAATCATGAGCATTGAGCGCTGTGTGGAGGAACTATACGGTGACAGTCTGGACGATGATTGCAAACGAGAAGAAATCGCAAGGCTCAAGGCAGAGCAGGGGATTCAGAGCATTCCGGAGCCGGAGATCAGAACGGATGCAGGAGAATTCAGGATAAACGGATTTACTGGAGGTAGTGATGGAAGTAAAAGTAGCGAAAAAAACATACCGGATGAACCGGGAGGAGTACCAGGGGCTTCTGAAGGTGGCCAGTGAGCAGGTACCGAAAGGAATCTATGCAGTGGAAAAAGGTAATTATGCGGAACTTCGCTGTGATCATTGTACCAGCGTCACGCAGATCAAGACATTGACCAGACAGTTCAGAAGCCAGGGATTCAAGGTATATGCAAACGGCAGGTGATTAGATGCCTAAGATAAATTCAGAATATGATATCGGAGCAGCATTCGAAGCTATTGAGAATGAACTCATTGCTTCCATGATCCGGAATATGCGAAGACATAAGATTGAGGAAATCGATGAAGATAAGCAGTGGTCCATGTGGCAGACAGAGCAGCTCCGGTCGTTGGAAAAGTACAGAAAAGAGAATCAGGAACGATTTGGTACAAAATTTAAAGACATTAATAACCGGATCGAAGTGCTGATCAGTACTGCCAGGGATGAAGGAGATATGGAGCAGGAGATAGCCATACTGGAGGCTATAAAGAAAGGTTTCCCAGCAGGAAGAGTAAGTCCGGGAGCATCGGCGGCATTCTTCCGGTTGAACCAGAGGAAGCTGGAGGCGCTGATCCGGGCGACCACATCAGACATGGAAAAGGCTGAGACAGCCGTCCTGCGCATGGCAAATGACCAATATCGTAAGATTATTTTTAATGCTCAGGTATATGCCAACAGTGGAGCAGGGACTTATGAGAAGGCGGTAGACATGGCTACAAAGGATTTCATTGCCGCAGGTCTTAACTGTGTGGAATATGCCAATGGATCCAGACACACATTGGCAGACTATGCGGACATGGCAATACGGACAGCCAGTAAGCGTGCATACCTGCAGGGGGAAGGGCAGAAAAGGCAGGAATGGGGGATATCCACGGTGATCATGAATAAGCGTGGAAATCCCTGCCCCAAGTGTTTACCGTTTGTTGGTAAGATACTGATCGATGATGTATGGAGCGGTGGAAGCGCCAAGGATGGACCATATCCCCTGATGAGCGCGGCAATAGCAGCAGGACTATACCACCCTAGATGCAGAGACAGCCACACTACCTATTTTCCAGAACTGGAGGATTTGGATAATGAATACAGTAAAAAGGACATAGAAGATATCGAAGAACAGAACAGGAAAGAAGCAAGACAGCAATATGCAGAGAGACAGGAGAAAAAATTCCATAGATTAGCATCATTTTCACTGGATCCGGAGAATAAAAGCAAGTACCGTGCGAAGGAAAAAGAATGGAGTCAGGAAACGGAAGACCGGTATAAAGTTCCTGATGAGGTGAAAGTGCCGAGATCGGATACTCCGCAGATCATGATCGATTTAGTGGATCAGTACACAAGAGATGAGTGCATCAAGATAGATGAACTGTCAGAATATGCATTTTCGTATGATCTTGATAATGATTTGATAATTATCAATCCGAGACATCCGCAGTATGAAGAGGAGAACTACAAGCATGTGCTGGCGCATGAAATAGCCCATAGAATTGATCATAATGAGTATGGCAGTCCCATGTATGCTGAATTCGCAGAGGCAATAAAAAATACAGAAAACAAAATATTGCAAAAAAAGGAGAAGTATCAACGGAGACTTGCTGTAAATGGTGATTTAGAGTACAATTACTTCATCAGTGATATAATGTCATGCATAACAGACAATGTGATTACAGGAGTATACAGACATGAATCACAATACATAGGTAAACCCGGATATGCGGAGTCGGAGATATTTGCGGATATATATGCTGCATTGTATCAGTCGGATGATATAACTGTAGAATTCATAAAAAGTGAATTGCCAGAGCTATATGAAGCATTTATGAAAGTGCTAAAGAGGTAATTATGTTCAAAAAAGAATTTGTTGAAAAAATGAAAAACGATGAGGAACTGCAGGAGTTGCGCAGGAAAGTATTATCCTTCTCCGAAAAAATGGGAGATGCCGCATACATCATCGGAAAAGATAAAAGCTATGAGGATTATAAAGAACGTTTGCGAAGAATGGTAAAAGAACATGAAGCCACCGGTCAGTAGATTGGTGGTATTTTTATCTCGAAAAAAGAAAATTGCACCGGTGCAACAAATAATCTGGAATCAACACGCTTCATGGCGTGTTTTTTTATGCCCAAACACGAGCAAGGCAATAAACTGCAGCGTGACCGGAGACACCGAAGACAATGGATCGCAGTAAGGGTGACACCCTCAAAATGGAAAGGAGCACGTTATGTTTTACAAGACAGTAAGAAGATTCTTAGACCCCGATGGAAGCCAGGGCGGAGCACCGGCAGGAGAACAGACTGATCAGCAGTCACAGCAGAATGCAACACCGCAGATTGACTATGGGAAAATCCAGCAGATGTTGGATGGAACGCTTGCGGCAAAAGAGGATACGGCATTGAAAGCCTATTTCAAGCAGCAGGGACTTTCCCAACAGGAGGTGGAACAGGCTATAGCAACCTTCAAGGAACAGAAGGCGGCAAATCAGCCGAATGTGGAAGCATTGCAACAGCAGGCTGCAACCGCAGCAGCTGAGGCAAGACAGGCACAGATCCAGCAGGCAGCGACGATGGCAGCAGTCGGACTGGGAATCAGCGTAACATCCATTCCCTATGTACTGAAGATGGCAGATTTCAGCCAGACAGTAGGACAGGATGGAAAGATCAGCAATGAGAAACTTACGGAAGCCCTGAATAAGGTGCTAGAGGATATTCCTGCATTAAAGCCGCAGGAGACAGATACTACAGGTTTCCTTCATGTAGGGACAGGCGGAGATCCTTCGCAGCATACACAGCAGGCAACCGTACAACAGCAACAGACACCGACCAAAAGATGGAATCGGTGGAACTAAGGAAAGGAAGGTATAAGATATGCCTAATTTAAACTATGCACAGCAGTGGAGTCCTGAACTCCTGCAGATTCTGATGCAGGGAGCGTTAACCTCTCCCTTCATTACATCTAATGTAAGATGGCTGGATGCGAAGACATTCCACTTTACACAGATGAGCACCACTGGTTATAAGAATCACAAGAGAACCGGTGGTTGGAACATGGGATCCTTCGATCAGACAGATGTTCCGTTTACAGTAACCCATGACAGAGACGTTCAGTTCCTGGTAGACAAGGCAGATGTGGATGAGACCAACGCAACTGCATCCATGCAGAATATCTCCAGAACCTTCGAACAGACTCAGGTAGTGCCTGAGACAGATGCCCTGTTCTTCTCCCGTGTGGCACAGGTGGCACAGAAGACGGAGGGATATCACAGCCAGACCGCTATTTCTGCTTATACCAAGGCAAAGGTATTCGGAATGCTGAAGGACATCCTTGCGAAAGGAAAGTTGAGACGGTACAAGGCAAATGGTAGCCTGCTCACGTATGTGGCCAGTCCTATTATGGATGCACTGGAGCAGTCCACTGAGTTTACCCGTAAAATTGAACTTACACAGATCGCTGAGGGTGGTATCGGCATCGAGACCAGAGTAACGGAAATCGATGGTGTACCCATCATGGATGTTATCGACGATGAGCGTTTCTATGATGCTTTCGACTGGGAGCCTACTGAGGGCGGATTTGCTCCGCTGAAAAAGGTGGCCGAGGACACCAGTAACCACGTTGCTGCTGTAACCGGAGCTCATAAGATCAATGTACTGGTGGCATGCGGACAGACATGTAAGACGGTTCCTAAGATTGCTTCTATCTATTATTTCAATCCCGGAACACATACAGAAGGAGACGGATACCTGTACCAGAATAGATCTCTGTCTGATACCTTTGTGTTCCCCAATGGACGTGACGGCAAGGTGGATAGCGTCTATGTAGATGTGGATACCATGGAGTACACCGGGGAGTAAGGAGGGCATATGTCCTATAAACCTTATGTAAGAAAAGAAGAGTACACAGAGATCTATAATGGCAGCGTGATTCCTGACGGAGAGCTTGAAAGAGCACTTCGTCAGGCCTGCCGGCATATTGACAGTCTGACATTTAACCGGATTGTGGCAGCAGGATTCGATCATCTGACAGCTTTTCAGCAGGAGACCATCAAAGAGGTTGTCTGCATGCAGGCAGATTTCGAATATGAAAATGCAGATGAAATCAATACGATTTTATCCAGCTATAGCATTAATGGAGTATCCGCACAGTTCGGAAGTTCCTGGAATGTTTTCATGGAAAAAGGTATTGCCATGAAGCGGGATGTGTATTCGTTACTGACTCAGACAGGCCTGTGTTGCAGAATTGCGAGGTGATCCTATGAAATATCCATGTTTGGTGCCTAAAAGATTATGTAAGACAGATATCTCTGTTGCGATAGATCAAGAAGGACTGAACGAATACGGGGAGCCATTGAAGCCAGTGGAGTATTACGGACAATGTAACTATCAGGACAAGGCAAAAACTGTGCTGACCACGGAGAAGAAACTGATAGAGATCACCGGAACAGCATTGTTTCCCGGAGATATTTGTCCTGATCTTCCGGTCATATCCGGAGGCAGTGCTGTGATATTTGGGGGTAAGCGCAGGATTCTTGAGGGTCGTAAGGCGAGAAACCCGGATGGAACAGTCAACTATACGGAGGTGATGCTGATATGATCAGTGTAAATTCCACAGTAAAGCTGAATTTTCCGAAGATCCAACAGCTGACGAAAGCACAGGTGATGGCTTTAGAGCAGACTGCGGAGGCATTACATACCAATGTAGTGCAGGCCCAGGTATTTCCGAGGGATACCGGTAATCTGCAAAATGAGAGTACTTTTGTGGATTACTCTGAGAGCAGTCAGGGAAAAGTCAGTATCATTTCCAGTACGCCATACGCAAGACGCCTTTATTTTCACCCGGAATATCATTTCCAGAAGACGGAGAATCCGAATGCAAGAGGTGAATGGTATGAGGACTGGATTTCTGGGAAGAAATCAGAGTACTGCCAAAAGGCATACAAACAAATATACAGGAGGATTGCCGGATTATGATGTTATCGGATGTACGAGATTATGTGGAATCCCTTGAACTGGCAGATCAGGTATATATGGGTAGCCTGCCGGACAAGCAGGAAAAGTCCATTGGAGTTTATAATAGCAAGCATCAGCAGGAGTATAAGACAGCACTGGGAGGACCCCAGCTTGCGTCTTACGGGACAAAATATGTCAGCCTGTTGATTCACTGGAATAATTCGCCCCGCTTGTCGGAAAAGGCAGCCATGACTGTATTTGAGGCAGTGGAGACTGCAAGAAATGTAACGGTCAACGATGAGTTGATAAAATTTATACAGCCTCTCTATGAACCCCAGGATGTCGGAAAGGATGATGCCGGTATCTGCGAATGGGTCATAGAGATGGCTGTTATTTATGAGAAAGGAAAAGGTGAAAAAGAATGAGTACACCTATTACAGGAGTATACCCCTGTTATGAAAACCAGTTCCAGATCGATGCTGCGGAAAGCGGAGCTGAAAAAAATATGGTTAATATTGCGGACTGTGAGACATTCAGCGTATCCTTCGACAATGGAGTAGAGGAATGGCATCCTTTTACGGAAGCAGGATGGGTAAGACGTCTGCTTACCAGTAAAGGTGTCACGATTTCCGTGACTGCAAAAAGGAACGTTGGAGATGCCGGTAACGATGCTGTAGCGTCTCTTGCATGGGTAAACGGCCGCTCCGCAGAGAAAAATGTCCAGTGGACGTTCCCGGATGGAACGGTGGTTAAATTTAACGGGGCAGTTATCAACGTGAAAAATATCGGCGCTGGAGACTCTACAGCCGTGGCTCCTCTGGAGTTTGATATTATGAGCAACGGCAAACCGGAGATTTCTACAGCAGCATAAAAACAGGAGGCTATTATGGCAAAGAAAATCGTAGATATTACAGAAAAACTGAATTTTGATGAGAATCCGGTATTGAAGGTGAAGGATGTCACCATAGAAGTCAATTCCGATGCAGCCACTGTACTGAAGATCATGGGTCTTTTTTCAAAGGGTACATCAGCTAAAGAAGTGTTGGCGGTATATGAACTGATTTTCAATGAGAAGGATCGGAAAAAGATCGATAAACTGAATCTCCAGTTTAAGGATTTACAGACGATCATCATGGCAGCAGTAGACCTGATCACGGGAGATGAAGAGCCGGGAGAGCAGTGACCCGTACTATGATCTGATCGGAGATTACAGTCTGATCGTATCATCCTTCCAGGCGCAGTACGGGATCCGGCTGTCGAAAGAAATTGATACCATGAAGTGGGATGAGTTTAAGGACCTTCTTATCGGAATCGGACCGGAGACATCTCTGGGACGGATCGTAGCAATCCGGGCCGAGGAGGATAAGGATATCTTAGACCATTTTACTCCGGAACAGCACAGAATCAGGAATGAATGGCGTGCAAACAGAGCAAAAAAGGTAACGCCTGATAATATGGCGGCAGTCCTTGATCAACTGAAGAATGCGTTCATTTCTCTGGCAGGGGGCGATATACATTGAAAAAGTAGATAAGAAAAAAGTAGTGTGTCCTTACTGTGGGCATCCGGTGAATGCAATGCAGACGGAAGATGCACATTGCAGGGGAATCTATTTCCGCTGTAAAAATAAGGACTGTAAAAAGATTTTTGAGTTGAAGTTATAAGACGCTGTGCCGATGTGCCTGTCTTAGAAGGCAGGCTGGTTATGAGTGAAGCTACAAGCGTTGGACAGATCGGATTAGATCTGGTCGTAAATAAAAAAGATTTTAATAAGCAGATGAGCGGCATCCAGAACCTTGCTACGAAAGTAGGTAAGAAACTGGCTGCCGCTTTTGCTGTAAAAAAGCTCGTAGATTTCAGCGAGAAATGCATCGAACTGGGATCAGATCTGAGTGAAGTGCAAAATGTTGTGGATGTAACATTCCCGGCAATGTCGAAGCAGGTAGATAAATTTGCGCAGAATGCCGCAACTGCATTTGGACTGTCCGAGACGATGGCCAAGAGGTACACAGGTACCTTCGGTGCTATGGCCAAGGCTTTCGGGTTCAGCGAGAAGCAGGCATACGATATGTCTACCACCCTGACAGGGCTGGCGGGAGATGTGGCATCCTTTTATAACATATCTCAGGACGAAGCATATACAAAGCTGAAATCGGTATTCACTGGAGAAACAGAGAGTCTGAAAGATCTTGGTGTCGTCATGACGCAGACGGCACTGGATGCCTACGCTATGGCCAACGGCTACGGGAAGACCACTGCGGCTATGTCGGAGGCAGAAAAGGTAGCCCTACGGTATTCCTTTGTTCAGAGTAAACTGGCGACGGCATCTGGGGACTTTATGCGGACTTCTGATGGCTGGGCCAATCAGGTCAGAATCCTGAAGCTGCAGACTGAGTCTTTTATGGCGGCAATCGGTCAGGGGCTGATCAATGTCCTGACACCAGCTATCAAGGTGATCAATACCCTGATGGGGAAATTGGTACAGCTGGCGAATGTATTTAAAGCGTTTACAGATAAATTTGCCGGAAAGAAAGGTAATGATGTAGCCACAGGGATGGCGGCCGCGGAGGATGCGTCTGCCGGGATCAGTGATAATATTAATGCCGCAGGAAAAGCAGCTAAAAAGTTAGGCGGATTACTTCAGTCGGATGAACTGGATTTACTCTCCCAAAAGACAGATTCCTCTTCGGCATCCGGAGGATCTGCAGGAATAGATATCGCTGGTTTGCAGACTTCCACGCAGGAGGCTGAAGCCAGTGCGGATAAAATTTCGAAAAAACTCTCTGACGCATTCAAGATTCCCGGTGTCAAAAATTTTGCAGATCAGTTCAACAATGGTCTGAAAAAGATTGATTTCGGAAATCTGAAGGATAATTTTTCAAGAATCATGGCTCAGATGGATCCATTGGCCAAAACTACAGTCAGAAACATTGAGACAATCATGGATCCGCTGGGAGGATATCTCGGAAACAGAATCGGAAATAAGATTGCTGTTACAGCCAAAGCGGTAGACCTGGGGCTGGATGGAATTGCAAGCTATCTGGAGCGCAACAGGAAAAAGATAGAATCCTGGAGCAGTGATGTAAGCCAGTCTATTGCGAACGGATTTACTAATCTTACGGATATCAATGAGCAGATATACAATAATCTGCTCGGGGCACTGGATAAAGCAGGACCTGATATTGTAAACGGAATCAATGATATTCTGACAGGCTGTACTGGATTTGGAATGTCACTGGGAACAATCTTCGCGGAAGGGTTTGAAATTTCCACAGAACACACATCCCAGTGGATGAAAGACAATCAGGAACTGATAGAAGGTACGCTCACAGATCTGTTTGATTTCGGTGGAGAATGTGCTTCGCTGGTAGGAGAGATTGTGGGAGGACTTGGTAGTTCTCTTACGGACTGGTGGGAGTCTCAGGGAAGCAGTACTTTTGGAAATATTGTAGATGCCTGGAATGATATCAAGAAAACGGTTTTAGAACTGTGGAATGATATTGCGATGCCGGTACTGAATCATGCCAAGGAAGCGTTACAGGAACTATGGGAAGAAAATCTCAGACCACTATGGGACAACATTCTTGATCTGATTAGCTCAGTAGGTGATTTCCTTGCAGCCGCGTGGAGTACCGTAATCAAACCAATTATCGGGTATCTGGCACCGACAATCAAGCAGGTGGCAGACATTGTGATAAACATCATGAGTACCGTATTCGTAACCGTGTCAGACATTATATCTGGAGCCATGAAAATACTGGGAGGACTGTTGGACTTCCTCACCGGAGTGTTTACAGGCAACTGGAAAAAGGCATGGGAAGGCTTGCTGAAAATACTGGACGGCATTTGGCAGCAAATCTGGGGAGTGATTAAGGGAGCATGCAACCTGATCATTGACGGTGTGAATGCCATGATTTCACTGATATATTCTACACTGCGCAATGTGGTAAATGGAATCGGAAGCGTTGCAAAGAAGGCAGGAGATCTGGTTGGAAAAGACTGGGGCTTCGAAATGCCGAGTGATCCACCGCAGATACCTAAATTGTGGAATGGTGGATATGTCAAGGCTAATACGCCACAGCTTGCTATGATCGGTGATAATAGGCATCAGGGAGAAATTGTATCACCGGAAGATAAGTTACAGAAAATGGCATTAAGCGCAGCACAGGCGGCAGCGGGATCGGGAGGATCCATATCTGCGGAAAAGCTGGATAAGATCATTACATTGCTGGAGACTATCATCGGAATATTGGCGTCAGGCAATACGATAGAAATCAATGGCGTAAAATTTGCGGAACTACTGAAAAAGATAAACAGGGAGTACTTTAAGGCAACTGGAAATTACCTGTTGCTGGATGTATAAGGAGACAGCAGGATGGCATTTCAGGCATGGTTATTAAAAGTGGGAGATACTGATATTTCAAAGTATGTAGATATTGAGACCTATAAGGTGAGTCCGGATCAGCGTGCAGATCTGGACTCTGACAGAAATGGTTTGAATATTTTATACCGGGAAGTTGCAGATCATTATACAACAAAAATTGAGTTCAATACGATTCCACTGGAAGCATGGGAAATGACAGAATTTCTACAAGCAATGGAAAAAGCGTACATAAAGGAGAAGGAAAGAAAGGTTATTGTAACTTATTTCGATGTAAATACCGGAGGATATAAATCGGGAGAAATGTATGTACCAAATTATACAGTAGAGACAAAAAGTTGGAATGGTATGGAATTATGGTATAAGCCATTACGTGTTGCGTTCCAGGAGTATTAAGAGGGAGAGGGAATGATAGATTATAAATATAAAGATTTTTATAATGATACATCCGTATCCAAAAGAATGCAGATACAATGTAGTGACGGGAGTGTACTGAATGAAGATGACTGGAAAGGTGAAAGTGCAGAACTTACTGAGAGACTATGCTCAGAGAGTGAACTAAGTTTTGGCAGGTGTGAGGCGAGTACTTTTAAACTGAGAGTCAGGGAACGAATAGTACCTCTTGCCGGAAAAAAGATAACCGTATCCGTAACATTGGAAGGAGCCGAAGAGGCTCCTTTTATGATGGGAGTTTATAAAGTAGATTCTGATGTACCTACAGCAGATAGAAGATGTCGGGATATTGTAGCCTATGATGCCATGTACGACATCCTAAATGCAGAGGTATCCGGGTGGTATAACAGCCTGACATTTCCAATGACGCTTAGACAGTTCAGAGATAGCTTTTGTGCTTATGTCGGTGTGGAACAAGAAGAAATCACACTGGTCAACGATGATATGGTGGTAGAAAAAACTATCGATCCGGGAGAGCTCCCGGGGAAAACGGTTATTGAATCCATCTGCGAGATTAACGGATGTTTTGGGCACATCGGTAGAAATGGAAAACTGCGGTATGTGGTGCTGGAACAGATGATCGAGGGTCTGTACCCCGCAGATGATCTGTATCCGGCAGATGACCTTTACCCTGCGGATCCGGTGGGGACCACGGAGGTATCCAAAAGTAATTACATCTCCTGCCAGTATGAGGACTTTGTTTGTCAGCATATTACTAAGTTGCAGATCCGCCAGGAAGAAAATGATATCGGGGCAATCTCCGGTACCGGGAATAACGGTTATATTATCGAGGATAATTTTTTAGTATACGGCAAGTCTGCGACGGATTTGCAAACGATAGCTGACAGAGTCCTTAGGGTAATCGGTGTCGTATGGTACCGACCAGCACAGGTAGAAGCCCGAGGTAATCCCTGCCTGGAGGTAGGGGATGGCATCTTGTTGCACACGACTCGGGAGACCATTTATACCTATATACTGCAGCGCACATTAAAAGGCATACAGGCACTTCGTGACAGCTATACGGCGGAGGGCGAGGAATACAGGACCGGACAGGTCAATGGCATTATGAAGTCCATCATCCAATTGAAGGGTAAGTCGAATGTCCTTACCCGGACAGTGGAAGAGACCCGGCTGGAAATGAAAGATATCGAAAATGACTTATCTACAGAGATAAAAGTGGTAGCAGGAGAGGTTGAATTAAAGGTATCGAAAGATAATCTTATTGCAGAAATAAATCTGACACCGGATAAGGCACTGATCAAGGCTGAGAGGATAGATCTGGTCGGGCTTGTAAATGCAGATGAGATGGTGATCAAGTACGCGACCATCGAAACCTTGAATACTACCAAACTGGAACTAAACAACCTGATTGCCACCAAGGCAACCATCGACTCTCTCTCTCAATGCCGTCAGTGGCCGCGTAGGATCACTGGAGGCGGATCATGTGACTACATCTGATCTGTCAGCCGTATCAGCCCGTCTGAGCAACGTGGAAGCCAACTATATCAGCGCCAGCACTGTAAAGGCAGACTACATGGAGGTATCCAACTGGACATCCTCTGGGGTGATTAAAGCGGACAGAATCAGCGCTGCGACTATCATAAATAAGCTATCAAGCGTTGATCTGGTCAGCGTAAGAGCAATGGGTGTCAGCGGGTACATGAATTATAAAGGTACAGTAGTTGCGTGGAGAACAAAAACCATTAGTGGGACTGTTATAACTTATTTGGGACCGGAGGATTAAGAGATATGAGCAATTTAGAAATCAAGGAATTTAGTCAGGCAATCGCAAATTTTGTAGAAGCATCTCCGTTGCCGGAGGAAGTTAAGCGCATGGCATTGCAGGAGAATTTGGCACGTCAGGAGCAGAAAGCCAGGGATGCATTACTGGCGGAGATTGCGGCTCGGGATGCCGAGGAGCAGGAGGTGAAGCAGGATGCAGAAAGCGTATGATTGGGAAGAGAACTATTGGGAGAATAAGCCATCGACCAAGACACCAGTAAATAAAACCAACTTGGACAAGCTAAGTAATGCGATTCGCACTATTGATGAGCGTGTGATTACTCTGGACCTGACTAAGCTGTCAAAGATAGAAGCTAATGGGATGATCACGGGTATTACTCTTAATCAGGATACCGGAGATATTACGATTACGTATTATTCTGGTGCAAGTAGTGTTTTGCATACTCTGATGGCTCAGATTGCCATTAACTTCGGATACGATCCAGTTACTGAGCGGCTTATCATTTACTTAAAGGACGGAAGCGAACAGTACATAGATCTGTCTGCACTTATTACGCAGTTTGAATTTCTTGATTCGGGCACCGTTTACTGGTCCATTGGAGATGATGGAAAAGTAAAGGCAGACATCAAGAACGGAAGCATTACTGCAGATAAACTGCAGCCGAACTATCTTGCAGACATCACAGTGCAAGCAGAAACAGCAACACAGCAGGCATCTGCGGCGGCATCATCTGCAGCACAGGCCAAGATAGATGCGGATCGAGCAGAATCGTATGCAAAAATCACTGAACCTAAGTTCTATCTGGATGAAACCACGATGAACCTTTATATGAAGGATGGCGCAGGAGTGGATTTTGTAGTAGTTGATAATGTTTTATATTGGAAGGTAGCATAAGGAGGACAATGACATGGCAGCACCGGAAGGTTACAATGCTCTCGGAAAAATCGGAATATCTTACAAAGGAGATTACGACTCCAATACCACATATGAGCGACTGGACGCGGTTGAACATAACGGCAGTACATATCTGGCCATCAAAGATGCTCCGGACGGAGCACCGAGGGATGATAAGCTCAATTGGATCTATTTGGCTAAGGGATTTAGTGGTGACATCGGAGATTCAGAGATCGCGTTTACTGAGGCGGAGAACCGCGAGAACATTAATACGGGCGAGAGCGTAAAGACGGTCTTTGGCAAGATTAAAAAGTTTTTTGCGGACTTGACCGCACCGGCATTTGCACAGATGATCACATCCAAGGATGATCTGCTGGCCACCAAAGTGACCGGATATGTGCCGGATGCCAAGGCGGTAGCAGATGCCGTTAGTGAGTTAAATGGCAAGTTAGATACTAAATTAGATACTAGCAGTTATGTCAAGAGTTCTAATGGTTCTCTTTTGGGACTGGTAAAAAATAATGAAGTATGGCTTATTATCTTTAACCGTATATCTACATTAGACACTTGTGTTTGCGTAGCATCAAGATATGCTGATGTGGTTAGTGTTTTTACTGTTTCGAAATCAGCGACTATGAGTATTAATTACAATAATCAAGGTACGATTACCGTAGCATATAACGGTTCCACAGATGGCGTATTTGGTGGAGCTTTCAAATTTTACGGTTAAATTCATATGAAGAATAGCAAATAAGTTACTTATATGCCACAATAAAGTTCAATGTAAAAACTGCATCATGACTTACGTTTGCAATTTGATATACATAAAACTTGCTATTACTTGCAAATCTTACATTAACTGCCCAATCACAATTTGCAAACACCCCAAATACATTTGCATTGTTTGGCAATCCAAAGTCAGACAAGGAGCCTAAAAAGGACTGTTTATTCGCCGCTAATAGAGTAACAGATGTTAATATTGATGCAAATTTCAAACCATTTAAATTGCCATTTAGCGTAGTAGATCAGAAGGCGGGCACGGCCTTAAACAGTGCTAGAAAGGAGTCCTGTAATGGGCTATATCAAATTTAAAAATAAAGAGACCACACAGCTGGTCGTGGTATCAGAGGAGAGCCCTCATGTGATCCGGATCACCGGAGACAACCTCACAGTAAATACTGACGGCTTCCGGCTCTACCTGGATGAGGGATGCAAATATCCGCTTGACAACGGTGAGTATGCGGCATATACCACGCTGTACCGCAAGGGCGACGGCTGGTATGAGCTGTCCGATGACGGCTCCGTATATATTGAGCCGGTTGCACCGGTGCAACCTGAACCGACCGAGGAGGAGCTTGCAGAGCTGGCTAGACAGCAGCAGATCAGTCAGCTAACTGCGCAGATTGATGGTCTTAAAGCACAGATCGCCGCCAGTGACTATAAGGTAATCAAGACCTATGAGTACACACTTCTCGGCGAGCAGACCGAGTACGATATGGAGGCTGTCCATGCAGAGAGACAGGCTCTCCGTGACCAGATCAATAGCCTGGAGACCCAGCTGGCAGATCTGACAGCAGAGTAGGAGGCTGCCTATGAGAGTGAGAGACGGTCCATAAACCAATTACATAGTAACCAAGAGCCAAGAGCCGATTACTTCCTTTGCGGGAGTGAACGGCTTTTATATTTGAGTGAGGTGCGACATGAATGAAACCGAAATGGAACATCGGCTTACAGAGGTAGAATCCAGATCGAAATCCAATACTCATCGGATTGATAAGTTGGAGAGAGTGACGGAAGAGATTCATACCATGTCAACCACAATGATCCAGTTGGTAGAGGAAGTAAAACACACCAATGAGACGGTATCCAGCTTAAACCAGAAAGTTGAAAAGATGGATAGCCGTGTGGATGATATGGAGCGTGCCCCGGGAAAAGAATGGAGCAACGCAAAAAGAACACTATTTAATACTGCAGTAGGAGCAATCATTACATTCCTGATTACAGGACTGATCTTTGCGGCAGTCCAGGCATTTTAAGAAAGAGAGGATAACATTATGGATTTATCATTTTTATTGCAACTCGTAGACCCTATTATTTTGGGCATCTGTCTGTTGACGGGTTATGTGCTTAAGGAAGCATTTGACAAATTTCCGAACAAGTTTATTCCGTTGGCATCATTGAGCATGGGAACCATCATAGCAATCATTATTCACTTTCAGGCAGGAATCAATGCAGAGGTTGTGCTGGGCGGTATGATCTCCGGACTGGCGGCCACCGGTATGTATGAGCTGCTTCGGAATTTATTGGATTTCGACGGAAAGAAGGAGAAATAATTATGGCAAGAAAAGGTATAGACGTAGCAAAGTGGAACGGCACCATTGACTGGGCAAAGGTAAAGAAAGCAGGAATTGAGTTTGCTGTATTGAAGGTCATTGATAAATCGAACAAGACAGAAGAGTCCTTTATCAGAAACTATGCAGGAGCAACAGCGCAGGGATTACCTGTGGATGTATACAATTATCTGTATACTACTACGGAGAGCAGCGCCATCACCGCAGCTAAGGCAGTCGTAAATACTCTGGCTGGCAGAAAAGTTGGTAAGGTGTGGGCGGACGTAGAGGATGCGTGTCTGAAGAATAAGAGTATCCAGCTGATCAGGATCATCAATACCTACAAAGCAGTGATCGAAGCAGCCGGATACGAGTTTGGCGTATATACCGGACTGTCATTTTACAATTATTATATCAAACCCTATCGGGAGTACATTGACTGTGAGTTCTGGATTGCAAGGTATCCGAGCACCAAGGAAATGAGTATTACGTCAATGCCTGCTGCATCCAAAAAGCCAAGTATTTTCCATGTTTTGTGGGGATGGCAGTGCTCCAGCCACGGTAAGGTACCCGGCATCAATAGTTATGTTGATCTGGATATCTGCTATGTGGAACCGGACAGCACTGGAAAGCTGCAGTCTACTACGGTATATTATCCGAGATATACTGGAACATCCACATCTATCGTGGCAGCGCTGAATGCGATCGGAGTAAACTCCAGCTATGCAAACAGAAAGCTGATTGCAAAGGAAAACGGTATCACTGGATATGTCGGATCTGCAAAGCAGAACACACAGATGCTGGCATTGCTTAAAGCTGGGAAACTTAAGCGAGTATGATATAATATTCAATAAAGGCGAAGGATAGAAAAGACAGTCCTTCGCCTCTCTAAATTTAAAATCGGAAGCAGATAATAAAATGTATGAATATTGAATTATAACAAAATGATAATTATACTTGACGAAGTGATAATAATCATGTATTATAAAATTGTCAGATAGTTGTGCGCGTATGGAGGAGGATAAAATGGCAGTAAGAGTAGCAGATCAAATTGCAACGTTACTCTTCCAAAGGAAGATGACGCAGAAAGAATTGGCAAAGGTCACGGATATCACAGAGTCAGCGATTTCACATTATATAAAAGGAGATCGTGTACCCAGAGGTGTAAATTTAATTAAGATTGCTAAGGCATTGGGAGTTACTACTGATTATCTTTTAGATACAGGTGAAGGTGATGAAGATGACAACCAATTCAGAACTGTTAAAACGTTAATTGCCAGAAATGCGGAGAAAATGTCAATGGAAGAGAGAATGGAACTAATGAGAATGTTAGCAGAGAGAAAATAGGAGGTTATATGCGCTTAGAAGATGAACAATATGAATACATAAAATCAACTGTGAGCGACACATTCATAGAGTATGGAATAAAAAGCGCACCGATAAGCGCATTTGAAATGGCTACAAAAATGGGAATAAAGGTCATTCCGTACTCGGCGTTAGGAGAAGAAAAAGAATCTTATCTCATGAAACGTAGTGGTGATGGCTTTTTGGCTGAATATGATGATCATACATGGAAATTGTATTACAATGATCATTGTCAAAGTTATGGCAGGATAAATCATACTATAATGCATGAAGTGGGACACTATGCTTTAGGACATATAAAAGAAGGAGATGAAGAGGAGGCAGAAGCAGAGTTTTTTGCAAAGTATGCGTTGGCGCCACCTCCACTTATACATAATATGGTTGAAGATATAAGTCCTTTTTCCATTATGAAAAAATTTGACATTAGTTATGCAGCCGCTTGTTATGCGTATAAATACTATAATAGTTGGTTGCAATATGGTCAAAGAGAATATACTGGATATGAAAGAAAAATACTTTCTCAATTTTCTATTGCTTAGTTAGGATAATTAGGTATGTATAAGCTTCAAAGAAGCTATTACATATAAAAAACCAAGCACACGAGATGCTTGGCTCTTGCTGAAAAGTATTGCTACTGCTCAGCTGGTATAAATTATAATCTAGACACCTATAATTTATCACAGTGGCACTCTTTTTGCAAGAGCAACTTGCAGAAAGGAGTGGATATATTATGTACATTTTTCGTACTTATATTACCACAAAGGATGGCACAAAGATTTATGCCAGAGATTATGGTAAGAAAGCATTCCGCATCTGGGTCGGACCTGGACCGGAACCTGTAAAGAGTAAATAGCTGGTAAAAGAGCGCATTTTACCAGCTGAATGCAGCTCCTTTAATAGAATAAATAATTATCAACAGGAGGAGTTACATAATGAAAAAAATATTTTATATTGTACCAAAAGATATCATAATCGGTGCATTTATTGTTTTAATACTTGCATGTAATGTGGAAGAGATAATAGGAATTGTGATATTTGCAATATGGATTTTATATATAGTATTAGGTATAGCAAAAGCAAATAGGGGTAATAAAAGTAGATATCTCATAAAATACTGCCCGTGTTGGAAAAAGAATTACGTGCAAATTTTTATGAATAATAATTGGTGGAATCAAAAGGTAGCTAAAGCGAATAGATTTGAACAGTTTAAGAATGAATGTTATGAACTATATGAAAGTGTTCCAGAAGGAACGATTATTGAGTTTTATACACATAAAACAATAGTTGATAGAATAATCCAAAAGAAGCCTCGACAAATATTTGTAATGCCTGCATATGTGAATAGCATGAAAAGTGTATCCAGAATGCTAAAAATTAAAAATAGCAGAAAAAAACAATTTTATCATGTATTGATAGAAAAGTGA